ACAACCGATTAGCACCCGTAAGGTGCCTTAAAAAAGATCAAAACATGTGTTTTGGTCGTAAAGCTATTGGAGAAGAGGATGCGACCCATATACGAAACTGCTCAAGATAGGCAGAGGGAAGAAGAAGTAAGACGTTACTTAGTTGGCGAATACAAATCACAGTACACTAAAACACCTGACTTGTACGCTGTGGATGGTCTTTGGTATGACCCCGATAATATTCTTTCTGCAGTCGTAGAAATTAAAACTCGTAAGAACGCACATGACAAGTATCCGACGTATATGCTCAGCGCTCAGAAATGGCAAAAAGGTTTAGAGATTGCCGCAGAATACGGTGTGCCGTTCATGCTCATAGTGCAGTTTACAGATGGCGTTTATGGCGTTAGACTTAAGAAAAACTACGAAACAAAAGTTGGTGGTAGGTTTGACAGAGGCGACGCCAAAGATATTGAAGAGTGTATCTATATTCCATTAACTGACTTTAGGAAGATGTAATGCAAATTATCGAGAACAAAGCACTGCTTCTTAAAGTGCGGGAGCCGAATAGAATTACAACAGTTATACCAAAAGCAAAACTTTTAGATTCAGGTGAAGTGCTAGTCAACTGGGGTCTAGAAGAAGCACAAGTATTAAAGAACCTTAAAATTAAAAATGTACCTTCTCCAATAAACGCTTCATACGATTGGCCCGGATTATATAGACCGTTTGCACATCAAAAGGAAACCGCATCATTCTTAACCTTACATCGTAGAGCCTTTTGTTTTAATGAACAAGGCACTGGTAAGACAGGTAGTGTTATATGGGCGGCAGATTACCTAATGAAGGTTGGTGCAATTCGTAGGGTTTTAGTTCTTTGTCCTTTATCTATTATGCAATCAGCTTGGCAAAACGATTTGTTTAGGTTTGCTATGCACCGTACATGCGCTATTGCTCATAGCTACTCAAGAGAAAAAAGAATCCAAGCCGTAAATAGTGAAGCAGAGTTTGTTATTTGCAACTACGATGGTCTTGGGATTATTAAGGATGCCATCATTGCAGGGGACTTTGACCTTATTGTTATAGATGAAGCTAATGCATATAAGACGGTATCTACAACTCGTTGGAAAATACTTAGTTCTATTATAAAACCCGGTACGTGGTTATGGATGTTAACCGGAACCCCCGCATCACAATCTCCAACCGATGCTTATGGGTTAGCTAAGTTAGTAAACCCTTCCGGAGTACCTAGATTCTACGGTTCTTTTAGAGATATGGTGATGCATAAGATTACACAGTTTAAGTGGGTTCCAAAACATACTTCGGAAAAGATAGTACATAACGTATTACAACCGGCAATACGGTTTACAAAAGAAGAATGTTTAGATCTACCAGACATGACCTATGTAACTCGTGACGTTCCGCTTACACAGCAGCAGGAAAAATATTATGAAATCATTAGAAAGAACATGCTCGCTGTCGCTGCCGGAGAAGAAATTACAACAGTTAATGCTGCCGCAAATTTAAATAAGTTACTTCAGCTTTCATGCGGTGCAGTCTATTCGGATAGTGGAGAAGTCGTAGAGTTTGATGCTTCTAATAGGATTGAAGCCATTAAGGAAGTTATAGATGAAGCAAGCCATAAAGTTCTAATATTTGTACCATATAGACATGCCATAGAAATTATTACTGAGGAACTAAATAAATGCGGGTATGCGGCAGAGATTATCAATGGCTCAGTCTCAGCTAGTAAACGCACTGACATTTTTGCTAGGTTTCAAAATGATCCTGAACCTAAAGTATTAGTGATCCAACCACAAGCGGCGGCACACGGGGTTACCCTAACTGCGGCAAACATTGTATTATGGTTTTCCCCTATTACTTCCGTTGAAACGTACCTTCAAGCTAACGCTCGGGTGCATCGTGCGGGACAACGAAATCCCTGTACTGTCGTGCATATTCAAGGGTCTCCGGCGGAAAAACGCATGTACAAAATGCTTCAATCGAAGGTAGATATTCATACTAAAATGATAGACCTGTATAAAAATATCCTCGAAGAAGGTACTTGACAGAGTAAAGTTTTAGTATTAAATTGTAGGTATAAATAGAAGGAGAAGAGTGATGGAAAATGTTAATCAATTAGTAAAAGTATTTTTAAAAATTAGAGAGAAACGTGCGGAAATTGCAAAACAAGATTCAGAATTAGAAGAGCAACAAGACTTGATAGAAGCTAGGTTGCTTGAGATTTGCAAGGAGATTGGTACCGATGGTTTAAAAACCGAACTAGGTACTGTAAGCCGTTCAGTGAAGAAGAGATTTTGGACAAGTGATTGGCACTCGTTCTACAATTTTCTAAAAGAACACGACGCTGTGGAGTTGTTGGAGAAGCGTATATCGCAATCCAATATGGCAACGTTTCTTGAAGAAAACCCCGACGCATTTCCACCGGGGCTACAAGTCGATAGTCGATATACGGCTGTCATTCGTCGTAAATAATGGAGAAGATAATGAGTAAAGAACTCGCACTGTTGGACATAGGTTTACCTGAACACCTTAAAAGTTTAGATCTTGATGACACTACTCGTGCCCTTATGGGCGGTGGTGGTAGCGGTAGCAAACGTATTTCTATCGAGGGCGGTGTATGGCGCTTGCTAGTAAACGGTAAAGAGATTGCACAGAAAGAAGAACGTAATCTTAATGTTGTTATTGTTGCGGCGTCATCAAAAGTAGCACGTATGTACTACGAAGGCGTATACAAAAAGGGCGTGGCTTCAGCACCTGATTGCTGGTCACCAAATGGTGATTACCCTGATTCGTCTGCTAAGCATCCGCAATCTAAATCTTGTGCTACATGTCCTAAAAACGTAAAAGGTTCAGGACAAGGCGAAGGTCGTGCTTGCCGCTTTAGTCAGCGTATTGCAGTCGTGTTAGATAATGACATTAGCGGTGATGTATTCCAATTAGTCCTTCCATCTACATCTATCTTTGGTGAAGGCGAAGCTGGTAAATGGCCTCTCCAAATGTATGCCAAGATGATTGGTTCTAAAGGTGTTCCTATTACTGCCGTTGTTACTGAGATGCGTTTTGATACTGCTAGTTCTACACCTAAGATTACCTTTAAGCCAATACGCTTTTTAGAAGCAACTGAGATTGCTACGGCAATTGAAAAAGGTAAAAGCCCTGACGCTATCAAAGCAATTACTATGACAGTTGCCCAAGAGAAGTCAGATGCCCCTGCTTTGGAAGCACCTAAAGCTGAAGTCAAAGCTAAGCCTGTTGAGGTAGAAGAGACGGAATCTGAACCTACCAAACGTGTAACTAAGAAGGAAGAGCCAGCCCCTAAAAAGGACTTAAGCAAGATTCTTTCTGATTGGGACGACGAGGAGTAATCATGTCAAAGGGTTACGCAAGCGAGTTTATCAACGAAGTTAGAACTGCAGACCCGGCTATGGTTGGGGTACGTTTAGGACTTGTATGTATTAGTAAAGATATTCCTGTTACTGATGTGTCTAAGTTTTTTAACGTATCCCGAGTGACTGTTTACGCTTGGTTTCGTGGTAAGACTAATGTTCCGGATAAACACCGTGAGAAGATAAAAAAATTAGTAGATAAATTGAGTTAGTTGCATGGGGGGCTAGGTTAGCTACCGAAAAGAGTGTACCGCCGTCCACTCCTGCCCAACATTTTTTAACGACGGCCTAAAGGCGGCTATATTGAATACGAATGAGTTTCTATCCGCAGTGCTCCCCGACAGTGGGGTGTATTGCGTGGTGGGGTTAAACAAAGATAAAAATCCAAGACAGAAATTTGCTGGGTCTATTAAAGAGTTAGAAGAATTAGCTACAAAATTAGTAGGAGACCAATACGATGCATACTATGCACTAGCTTCATTTACCGATCCAAAAGAAGGACGTACTGCTAAGAATGCCACCTATTTAAAATCTTTCTTTTTAGATCTTGATTGTGGTTTGGGTAAGCCTTATGAAACCCAAGCTGATGGATTGGACGCTTTAAAAAGTTTTTTAAAAACTACTGGACTACCAAAGCCTACTGTAGTTAATTCAGGGCGTGGTATCCATGTGTATTGGGCTTTGATTGAACCGGTAACTAGTCAAGAATGGAAGCCTTTAGCAGAAGGTTTAAAAGCCTTGTGTGCTAAACACAAACTAGAGGCAGACCCATCGGTCACTGCGGATACCGCACGCATACTGCGAATTCCGGGAACCTTCAATTATAAAGACGTTGAGAATCCTTTGACAGTAGAAATACTTATTGAAGGAAATGCCGTAAACGTTGAGGCCCTGAAAGATACGTTCAAATTAGATCCTGAAGACATCTTTGCAGGGATGCAAGGTAAGCCATTTATACCACGTCAGATAGATGGTATGACTTTGGCTTTGATGGGAAACCAGCAGTCTAGATTTAAAACAATTATTATTAAATCTGCCGAAGG